ATCACGGCCCAACTTTCGCCAAGCGCATAGCTTGTTGTCGTCGTCGTGAATGTAAGGCTTGCCGAGCCAGCCGCATCCATGACTGCAAATGCATCGCCAGTTGTCGTCGCGAGAACAGACACGGCGTCTCCAGACATCGTAACAAGCGAGAACGCCTGGCCGGTGACTGTGAACGTCGCGCTTGCCGAACCGCTCGGCAGTTGAATGCGCAGTACCGCGCCGCTCGTTGCAAACGCTGGCGAGATGCTGCCAGATGCCAGCGCGACCCTATTCGCAGAACCCGTCGTCGTCGTCGCAAGCGCGGCGGTCCCCGCCACGTCGAAAACACCAAAGGCCGAACCGCTCGGCGTGAACGCGCTGCTGTCGCTCGCCTCTGCGTAGCGCAGCGCGCTTGTCGTCCATATTGCGTTGTCGAGACTGTAAGCGAGGCTGTCGAGCGTGCCCCAAGCGTCTAGGTCGTCGAGGCTCGGGCCAACAATATCGGCGGGCATTTATTAGTCGAGGCTAATCGTGATCGAGCCAGACGCGACCTTCAAGATATCGTTGGTCGCAATAGTCTTCGACGCCGTAAACGATCCATGAAACAGCAAGTTGCCGCTCGTGGACGCATCGTAGATGCCCCAGTGACTGACTGTGCCCCACGAGCCTGTCGCGGCGTCAAACTCCACCGCAGCGTTCGTTGCAGCGGAGCCGCTACTGGCGGCAGCGAACGTCATTGCCTTGCGGCTGTAATTAGATCCACTGAGTTCAGTGCCGCTGTTGTCGTCAGCGAAAGACCCCGTTGAGAGAGCGAGATAGAGGCCAGACGGCTGCGTGAACGCGGTCCCGCCAAGCGTGTGATCGAGGAGTTTGTTCTCCAAATAGTTCGAAGCGCTCATCGCGTATACTCTCCGTAGAATGTAGCTTTCATCTCAAGCCCGCCCGATGGATGCCGTGCGGCTTCCTCGCTGCGGTTGATTTCGTCCATCGCGACAGTCGTCAGGCCGTCAAAATATGACGCGCGCTGCTCGTCCATCAGGTAGCGATAGGCGGCGGCGAGCGTCGAGTACAGATAGGCATCTGGATATCGCGTCAGCACGGTGTTCGTCGTGTTGCTGCCCGAAAGCGCGGCAAGACCCTCGGCGTACACGAGTTCGATCGTGTAGGTCGTGTCAGGAATCGGGCGCACCGCGATCTCGCTACCCATGACCGTGTACGCGCGCGGCTTCGCCTGCCCGCTGTTAGGGTAGGCGCTGTAGAGGTCGCTTGGCGTCATATACTCCAGCACGACCCGCGGGTCGGTGTTGAGGCGCACGAGGCGGATGCTGCGCAGATCAGTCGGCAGCGTCACATACTCGTCGCCCGCGCTGGTGGCGGCGGTGGCGCGCTTGTGCGTCGAGCGAGGACTTAGCTCGCGAGACAAGCGAGCCTCTGCGAGATCGATAAAGTCATCGATCGCGGACGTGAGGTCGTCGCGCGCGAGGTGGTTCGCCACCGCCGTCTTGAGGTCGCTGTAGGTTGCGAGTGCCATTGGCTACACACGCCCGCCTGTGGTGCGGAACGCCCTGTTGTCTGGATCGTTGAGCCAGCGCTTCCACGCCTTCATGTTGTCGCGGGGCTGACCAAATCTCTTGAGGAGGTCGTAGTAGATAACGCTCGGGATCTCGGCGATCTTCTGCTGGTGCTTCTGCGTGTTGCCGATCATGTCGCCGCGACGCCATTCTTTTTCTTGCGCCTTTGCGCCCTCCACGATGGGCGTCGTGTCCTGCTCAGTGAGAATAGACAGGCCATCTACATCGTCCGTCAGCCAGGTCTTTTTCTTGGTGATCGGATCGAGCGAAATCAGCTTCTTGTGCATTTGTTCTCCAAGCGAAAAGGGGCGACCGAAGTCGCCCCTCCCCGTCGTCAGGCTCTGCTAGTAGCTGGACTAGCTGGTCGAGAGATCAAACACGGCGCCGTGAGCCTTGGGCGCCTTGTTGATGAGCGTGTACTCGGACACGATCGCGAACTGCGTGTTGTCGCCGGTCGGCGCAACGTCGCTCACCGAGAACATGCGACCCGGCAGGTGACCGATCGAGTAGTAGTCACTGTCGAGCAGGAAGATGCGATCGTTCGCGATGAAGCGATCGATGACGACGTTCAACTGGCCGAAGTCGGTCAGGTAAAGCGACACGCCACCGATGATCGCAATCTCGCGCGGTGCGGTGTACTGCAACTGCGCAGTCGCCACCGACCCGGACGAAAGGTCCGAGAACGCAACCTTGTTCGCCGGCGATACGACCATCATGTCGGGCTGCCCACCATCGGTGTAGCAATCCTCCATGACCGAGTCGATCTTCGCGAGCGTGAGCGCGGCGTTGGTGCCAGCACCGTCAGAGGTGTCGGTGCCATCGCCGGTCGCCGTAGTGGACGGAGCCACGAGGGACACGTTCGTCATCCACGCCGGCAACGCCGCACTCTTGCGCGGGTCGCTCGACGCACGGGCTTGGTCAACAGTGAGCGACTTTTCAATGTCGCGGCGCTGCTCAATGCCTTTGATGACCTTGACGTAAGCAGTCTCGCGATCGCGGCCTGCCTTGTCGACCGAGTCGAGAGTGTTCGAAACGCTCGCAGCCTGCACCGCGATCTGGTGGTAGTTCCCCAGCCGCGTTGTCGCTGTCGGGTTGACATACGAGTAGGACGCACCTTCCGCGGCGTAGTTAGTTGCGGATGCGGCGGCAAGTTCCTGTACCTGCCAGTCATGGAAAACGCCCTTCGTAACTTCCTTCTTGGCGTTGGAGACGATCGGCGTCTCGTCGGGGTCGATGCGCGAAATGACGTCGGAGAGGTCTTCTCGCTCGCCAACCGCGTCTGAAGTTTTGAACACAGCCATCTGCGTTGCTCCTAGGTTTTGTTGAGTAGATATTCGACAGCGCTATCGACGCTGCCTTTCTTTGCGAAACGCTCAAAAGCCTTTCGCTGAGTTTCAGAGGCGACTTGCTTTCGTGTCTTCGGCTGCCCGCCCTTGACCATCTTCTTGGCCGCGGCGACTTTCTTCTTCACAGCAGGAACCTGTGTCTTCAGCAGCTCATCGTAGAGATGAGCCTTGCGCAGTATCTCGATCGCTCGGCTGTCGCTGGCCTGCGACAACTCGGCATCCGAGAACCCCACACGTTTGGCGTAGGTAACGATGGCCTCTTGTTCCTTGCGCCGAACATCGGGATCGCGCCATTCAGGGATGCGGTCAAGCAACCGCACGTTTTCCTCTTGCACCTTATGCGCAAACAACTGCTGCTGCTCGGCGGCTATCCGCCGCATCGCTTCAGCACGTTCAAGCTGTGCAAGTTTCTCCTGCTGGTAAGCAAAAGGGTCTTCCTCTTGCATCTTCTGAAGATCAGCCTCAGACATTTGCTGCGCCTGCAAGGTGGCAGCAATCTGTTGCAAACCTTGAGCGTAGCGTTCACGCTCTTGCGCAACCGCCGTCTGCTCGGCCTCGACCTGCTTTCGCTGGTCGGCGGCCTCGGATAGGCGCTTCTGCGCGGCAGATTCAAGCTGGTAGGATTTCACCAGGTCGTCGAGAGTAACGTCCTGCTCAAGCCCGTCCACCTTGACAGTGTAAAGAGTGTCAGCCTCCTCGGCCTCGACTTCCTCTACCGCGTCGTCATCATCCGCAGCGTCGTCGGCTTGGGCGACATCGTCACCGGCCTCATCTTCCACGGCGTCATCCGACGCAACTGCTTCGACCTCGTCGGTTTCAGCTTCCGGCTCCTCGGTCGCTTCGCTTGCCTGCTCGACAGGGGCTACCGCTTTTCCCAGGAGTGCCTCGACAGCGTCAGCCGTCGAGAACCTGCCAGTGCCCGAAGGCATCCCGGCTTCGTTCATGTGTCACCTTTATTTGCTTGTTTGATGCAACTGGCGCTCGGCCAGCTTGCCTGTCTCCACGACAGTCGTGAGGTGCTGCTTCACCGCGCGAAGCGACTTCAGCAACACAAACAGATGCTCGCGCCCGTCGACGTCACGCGCCGGGCTTTCAGCCCAAGCGGTCGTGTACTGGGCTTCGAGAGTGTCAAATGCCTCGATCAACAGATCGTTGCGCAGGAGCGCCGCAGCCTTTGCGCCGCGATCAGCCTCCTCCCGCAGTTTGCCAGGGTTCATGCGAGCGGCACGAACCCTTG